GGTGCTCTTCTCGGGCGCTACGGGCGTTTGTGGGTGTCTAGTCAGGGTTTAGACACCTGTGGGGCCGTTTGAGCGCTCTATGGCGCCCTGGGGGCTTGTTTTGCCGCGTATGGCGTGCGCGTGAACCGCGTAGCGTCCGAGAACCGCGGCGCAAACCAGCGCTGCACCTGTTACGACGAAGATGATCGGCCAGACCGGGCCGAAGCCCTCCACCACCTGGACCAGTGACGTCTGGTTCGGTGGTAGAGGGCGACGAACCCACTCTGTCGGTCCCCAGTAGACAATTCCGACGAGGATCGCCACCAGGCCCATGATCAGTGACACGATTCGTGCCCCTGACATGCCGGTCACCGCTCCTTCGGCGTTGTCGCCAACGGCGGGAAGTACTGCTTAAGCAGAGCATCGACTTCAGGGCGCGCGAGAAACCTGGTGATTGCCATGATGATCGGGAGGGCTGCGATTGCAGCGCCGCCTTGTGCCTCTGCGGATGCGTCCGACAGCGCCGCTGCGACATACGGAAGGATCGCGATGAGGAACGCGACAACGGTGCGGAGAGTCGCACGCCAGGGATAGCGGGATTGTGTCGAGAGTTCCGGCGCTGAGTGCTGTCCCATCAGGCGCTCCTCACGATCTTGATCGCTCCGGACGGATGCCAGACCAGGGAGCCGTGCTCGAAGTCCTGACGCCGTCCACCTTCATGGTCGTATTCGTCCGATGTCGGCCATCCGAGTTGTGTGGGCTGGCCGTTGACGTCGCGGACGCCGCCTTCTTCGATCCATCGGCGGCCGATGACGCCGTGGCAGACGTAGCCGGGGGTGCCGTAGCGGCGGGCGATCGTGCCGCCCTGGAAACTCTGCAGGTCGCCTTCGTTCTCGTAGACGACGTGGAACCGCTGGGGGTAGCCAAGGAATTCGATCTCCCAGCCTCGCGCTGCCCATACTTCGTAGACGAGCTTCGGCACCGGCACCGCACCGGTGTCGGGGTGCCAGTAGATCGAACCGTTCTCGAAGTCTGCGTATCGGCCAACGCCGTCCTTGCACTTGCGTTCTCCGTCGTGGAGGCGATTGCCGAGCCAGTCGGAGAAGAACCGGACGCGGTCGATCTGGTTTTCGATGACCGGCACGTCAGGCTTGACGCCGTTCAGTTCCGCGATCACGTTGCCGACGTCCGCGCGGAACTTATCCATGTCCATCCCGCCCGGATCCCACTTGCCCTGGACCTTCGCCCATTCCTTGTGACCGATCGTTCGAGACGACGGATGCCCGAGCTTGCGAAGAATCGCCGCATTGATGCGGACGTACGCCCAATACTGTTCGGATGACCAGCCTTCGGTACCACTGTTCTCGGCCTCGATGCCGATCGTGACCTGGTTTGCTGCGTTCTGAGCGATGCCCGGCCAGGAACCCATTCCGGCGTGGTAGGCGATGCCGACACCGCAGATGGTTGCGACGCCCTTGCGGGACAAGTGAATCTGGGATGCGAGGCCGAGGGTGGGGTGCTTCGCGATTGCGCCGGGGCCGGGGTTACTTCCGACTGGTGCGCCGGTGTGATGGTCGACGATCCCCCAGATTTTGTAGAAATCGCCCTGCCCTCGATCAAGGGCGCCGGGATAGAGGCTGACACTCACTCCCGCATCTCGAATGACCTGTTCGAGAAATACGGGATCGCCTGTCCATTCCATGGCTGTCTCCTAACGTGGTTGGGCCAGAAGGCCGTACAACTTGAATGCGGTACTGCGATCGATCGCCGCGTTGACGGATTTGACGTCGCTCCCGATTTCCTTGAGGGCTTTGAGTGCGGTCTTGTTCGACACCCCGCACTGCTTCGCGACTTCACGGACGCGGATACGGAGGTCCTCGGCGGGCACGGACTTCGGGTCGGACTTCGATTCCGCCTTCGGTTTCTCCGGCGCGTTCGGACCGCGAAGGATGTCGGGGATGTCCTGTCCGACAGTGGGGTCGATCCCGGGGATCTCACCGGACGCAATGAGCTGCCGAACGAGCTCTTTTCGGATCGAGTCAGGAAGTCTGGAGATGTCGACGTCGATCGGTGGTTCTTTCGCGGTGCCGACCGGCTTCCACGTACCTGCCGAGAACATCGAGTTGACGTCGCCAGTTCGTGGCGGGTGGTACTCGATGATGGGGTCTGCAACCAGGCGCGCGCCGCCGTCATAAAGGCGGCGCGACACCTGACGCAGATACGACACCGGGAACGGGAGTGGCGCACCCTTCATCCCGGGCAGTCCGACGAGGAGATGCAAGAACATCTCTTCCGGATCATCCAGATTTGAGTTGTCCCGCAACGGGAACTCGTCGACTGACATGTGAGTCTCCTTGGTTCAGAAATTGACACCGAGGTCGTGTATTGCCGCCTTGATGTCTTCGATCAGTTCCATGGCGCGCTGCCCTGGGTCCTGCAGCGCACGGTTGTCGCCGATGACCGGCATCCATTCGGGATTCGCGTCGCGGTCCCAGGCCAGCGAGAGCCTGCACACCCGATCGACGTACACCTCCCCGGTGAAGTCACCAGGGATCGTTGCCCCGATTCGATCACCGAGGAAGAAGTGACCGAGTCCGTTGTCCCCGACGAGGAACGGAGCCGCATCAGAGATGGCCAGTTCGTGCGTGAACCACGTCTTGGTCGCGTAGAAGCCGGCACGGAGCACCAGGAGCGAGCTGAGTGTGTACGCCTTATCAGCGCCGTCCTGGAAGTACTCGAAGTACCGTGACCACCCCGAATTGTTTTTGCGCTGAGGTGAATCGACGGACATCCACGCCAAGATGGTGTCCGTGTAGAGCGGTTTGAGCACCGCGTCAGCAGCACCGCCGAGAGGCGGCACGCCGGGGATCATCG